GATGATTCGACATTTGTTATCGAATATCATCGTAATTACATCCTTTTTATTAACTCCAGGTTTTAAGAAAAAAGGAAGACCTTCCATGATAGCTTTAATCTTATCCATGATTTCTTTTGTCGTTGCTCCTTTATTCGACATAAGAAGAACGTTTTTATCAAAATGAAATAAAAGATACCAGGTTAAAAATATTGAAGATGTAATTGTTTTACCAATCTGTCTTGCTGCCATGAAAATATTCCATCGATTGTTTTGGTATGCTCGAAGAACTTTCTCCTGGTAAGGTCGAAGAGTTATTTTTTGATAACCTTCGTCAGTCATTACCGTACAATAAGTGTTTGCAAAATAAATGATGTCTTTAGCACATCGTTTAAGTTCACTATATTCAAAATCAGTATATTCGAAAACTACATTTCCTTTTTTATAATTTGGATCTCCTTCATAAAATGGGTGATCAGCTGTTGCATAACCTTCCTCAATCGCAGCAAGAAGACTATTAACCTTTTCAGTTGTCCATATTACTTTGCCGTCGTCCTTATTATCTTCTTTGTGTTCTTTTACTGTAAACATAAATTACATTTTTTCGAATCTATATCCATTATCAATAGCCCATTTGTAAGCTTGTTGTAGAATTTCGAAGGTATTTATTCCTTCTTTATTGATGTGGAATAGCCAAATATCACCTTTTATCGTATGGTCTTTTATATAATCCATCGATAAAATATTTGGATTTGGTAGATCTGGTGCAGTCTTATCAAAAACATGTCCTGCCCATGATGCATATCTAATACCTAAAGGTTCTAATATATTAATGGTATCTTCATTAGGTTTTCCATAAGGACAGCGATACCATTTTACTTCTCGTTTTAATTCACTATCAATGAAGTTTACACAAGAATCAATATCATATGTTTGTTCTCGAAGATCTTGTCTAGACGGACGAACATGATTATATCCATGACCTCCTATTTCGAATTGAGAAGATTTTAAAAAAGATAAATCTTTCGATTTGTTTGTTTTATACCATTCAATATTTAGAAATATGGTTGCCGGTATTTTATTAGCAATTAGCCAATCGATTGTATCGAAATCTACTCCGTTAGTTGGACAAGTATCGAATGTTAGGTAAAGAACCTTCTCTTCGGTATCAATTCGAGTAAATTGTTTAGGATCAATTTCTTTATCACTATGACCTGTGATTTTAATAAAATTATGAAAGGTTTTAAAAGTACCTTTTATTGGCTTAATCATTACATATCAGTTTGTTTTTCCGAATCAAAATCTTCGTCAGAAATAGATTCTTCACTATTACCTAGCTCTTCTTGTATTTCTTTCATTAAATTCCTAGTTCCTCGACTAACAGTTTTACCTTCAAGTTTGATCGATTTTTCAGGAGTATCTTGATAAACATCAATATCTCTTTTTAGCTTCTTCATATTTTCTTCAGATGCCATCATATGTAGAGTTTGATGCTTCATAATATCTAACATAGTTTTTTGAAGTCCTCCTAAAACTTCAAACATACGAGGAGTCATTTCACCGCTATCAATAAGTCTCATAAGAGTATCAATCGATCTTTCAGAAACTTGAAGTTGTTTAATCAGACCTGCTTGAGTCATCATATCAACTTTAGCTTTTGCTCTAATATATTCGTTTTTCTCTATTAACTCATTAGACAAATAGAATTTTAAAAGGGAATTCATTAACTTCTTTGATTCATTAGAAGCTTCAATCTTCATCTCATCATAATCAACAGCCTCACCAGCAACTTGAAAAGAAGGCAATCCATTTTCCGTAGGAATAGGTAAACTCGATCCATCATCATTTAATAATTCATCGATACTCTTCTTAATCGGGTTATCTTTATTTTCCATATTAATTTATCTTTGTAGTATATGTATCTCTAAGGGATGTTACTGTCATGTCGAGTGGGCTCGTATAACTGTCAACGTGATACACTATATCATTTTAACCTATCACCTTGTAAAGGTTATATGACTTCTTGCCTACCCGTGTTTCAAAAATGAAATAAACTTGCGATTAATTATCGAACATATTCCTTAACCATTCGTAATGGAGGAATAGCATTATCGATTAGTAATGAAAGATCGTTATCCCTAACAACATATTGATTGAGAGTAACTGGTTGTTTCTCTTCTTCCATCGACTCCTTCCAAACTCTAACATTTGTGATGTTAGTTGTACCAGCCCTAAGAGTAAATATCGTATTTGTAGGATTAACTTCTTCAGGATTAATATCTAAGACTTGAGTGTATATTAATTGAAGATCTGTTGTTCTCGGTTGATTTGTTTGTGGAAGATTTGGGTTATGTTTCATCTTCCAAATATGTACCGATGCTTGAGAATATTCATTCATGTGATTAACAACAATAGCATGCCAATCGTCAGGATTTAAAACAGGGAATGATTTATCAAAAACTAGGTTTTGCTCATTAATTTTAAGTGTTATTCCTGTAGTAGCTATTGATGTTGCTCCAGCATAATTAAGCCTTATAGAATACCCTTTATTTTCGGTTGTATTATATCCATCTAATAGAGTATCATAAGTATTTAGAGTTAAAGGTGTTTTAGTTGACTTGAACCACATAGAAAATGCAGTATTCTGATTTGCTTTTCGGTCAACTAATAATTTATATTGAACAGCAATATCTCCCCAATTCATTTGCTTTGGCATATCATAGAAATATTTTCCAACAATTGTAAAGTAATTTGAAAGATTTTTAGCTTCGATTTGTAGCTTTTCATTAATATGACTACGAACATGATCGAATCCACCAATAGCAATAGTTGTATATTGTTGAGGTTTTGTAATTTCTTCAAATTCTCTTTGCATTTCAGGTCCTAGAACATCATCTAAACTTTCGTGTAAGTCATTAACGTATTGATCTATCTCTGGATTTGTACGCATAACATTAAGTTTATCTTGCCATTTGAACAACATAACCTTGTAGTAAGATTCAGCAGCCATGAAATCACGAAACAGATAAGCTGAATGTATTTCAAATATACGATCGATAAGAGGAAAGTAAATATAATCTTTTTGTTCTGGAAGATCATCACAACCGAATGCTCTTTCAAAATGTTCTCTAACAATATGAATTTCTAATCCATCTCCAAAATCCATATCATAAGGAAGGAAACGAATTGCATTATCTGGAAATTGATTGTCAGGAACCAAGACTTTAATGTCTTTAACATCGGTAACTTCGTATAAAGAATATTCCTTTAATACTGCATCGGCCGATTCGATTTTTGCTTGAGTTTTAAAGTAACGTACACAATGACCGAACATCTCCGATACAGCAGATGACATTTCCTGGTATATTTTAATAGCAGGATTCATTACGTCATAAGGACGAAATAATAAAGCTGGATCAGCATCAATTCTTATACCAGAAGAGAAGTTAGTAGTTGGACAAACATTCGCTTTGCAACCGTCGTTTCCGTATGGAGATATTACTGGTTTTTCTGGAGCTTTTCCGTCTACATAATCTATTACAATTTTCTTAACTGATCTAGCACCAGAAACATTTCCTCTACGAACTAATCTAAATTGTAAAAGAAAGCTATTATTTTTAGAAATTATTTTAGAAAATGTACTAGGTAATTCCGAGTTAAGTACTCCATTTTTAGAAACATCTACCCAACCTGACCAAATCGTATGAGGTAATCCGGTTGCTCTATCGATAGGGGTAATATCATAAGACCATCTAATAGATATATCATGTCCATCCTCCCAAGTATCAAGAGGACTAAAGTCAAAAGATATATTAGATATCGAATCAACATACATGAAAGGTTTAGAGAATTCAACTAATAGAGTATCTCCGTTATTGTATGTGATGTTATTTGTATCTACGTTAAATTCAAAACGCATTAAGTGGTTTTATTTTTGTGTCAACAAAGCAAAAAGCATAGCTAAGATAATACCAGCAATTGATGTGAATATAATCCACAAAGCCTTATTAACCCCACCCTGCCATTTTTCCATGTTTTCTACTCTATTTTTGATTTGTGGAATTTCTTCAATAAACTCCTCATTTCGTAAAATAGCGTCAGTATTTTTATTAATTCGGACGATAACACCGTCATCAGGGTTAAACAATCTTTTTTTGAAATATTCTAAGTCTTCTTTAATGCTTTTCTGATCTTCGCTAAGAGATTGAATTGACTTTTTTATCACTTCTAACTCTCCATTCGGCAGCTTAGTTTTGATTACATCTAAGGCTTTGAGTATTTCTTCAATTTCAGCACTTGAAAAATTCGCCATTCTTTATTATGTTTCTTTTTGTTATATATTCTTAGCGTTTCATCACTATTAGCATAGTGGAGTTATCTTTTTCAATTTTAGAACCTAAAATCGAAAGGATATCCAAGACCATCAAGTATTCATCATCGTCTTGTGCAAATTTAGATTGATAATTTAAAATCTTATAGAAAAGTTCTTTAGCCGAGATTTCAAAAAATGGTTTATCGTGAAATAATTCTTCTCGATACACACCGATATTTGAAAAAAGTTCTTGAAAATCTTTGAACAGCTCAGGAGTACAATTATTAGCTAAGTCTAATTTAGTATGCATTATTCGGTAATCGAAGACTATTTTATCCTCAATTCTACGACTAGGGTTTATTGAATTAGAGACATGGATTCTGAAGTATCGTAGATTACGAAAAGACCTAATCATAGAATCGATGAAATAAATTGATGTTACTTTCGGTGCTAGTGAAGTAATTGGAGTTGAATCAAACTCCAAAAGGTCATTATGAAATTTAGTATTTATGATGTCATTAACTTCTTCAGCTCTTACAAAAAATGAGCTCTCGTCTATATCATGAAGTTTTACTATATGCGCTCTCTTTTTTAGATCGTTGATTAAAATACGATCTTTGTAGTTGTTATTGTTTAAATAAATTTCTAGAATTAAAGGTTCAATTAGACTTGAAATACTATCATTCTCGAAAACATTACTCTGCATACATTTGAATCTGTTTTTCTATTCTTTGAAATGTTTTCTTCATTTCTTCTGGGTTGAATTTAATAGCCATTTTTAGGTCTCGTTCATTCATTCCATGTCTTTGCATCCAAAAAGTTGAAACTTCAGGATTCGGTTTCCATTCCTTTTCTGTTTGTACTTTTTTAGTCTTAGTATATATCCAACCTGGAACTCTACCAAACCGAGAAGAAACCAACTGCCATAAATCAGCAACCGCTGAACCGTTTATGCCATTTCTGTTTAATTGCTGTGCAGTTGTAGGATATTTAATAGCCATAAACCTTTGCAACATAAAAAAATTCTTCCCTTTTTGTACGTTCTTTAGCTTAGCATATTCTTTTGGGTTAGTGAATATCAGCTTTATAAATTCGAATAGTTCCATATTTATTATATGTGGTTATAGTTTATCATATTCAGTCAAATCTATTTCAGTACCGTCCCAACTTTGAGCGGTAACAAATTCACCAATTCCAGTTAGCATAAAAGTTATGGAAGTATGACCACCAATAGCTCCTAAATACTTTTTAGGTTTTGCTCTTTCCCATGCACGGAGTTTTCTGACTTGCATTTCATTCAACTCAAAATTCATAGATTCAGCAGTGTAAACTCCTTCTGGAATTTTATCCCAATCTTTAGGTAAGCATTTTTCCGTACATTTACCTTCTTTCTTTGCACATTTTTTACAAAGTATTTTTCTTTCCATCTTTATTCTCTTTACGTTTCTTATACTCTACGGTAGCCCAGGTTCCTAAAAAAGAACCGATGATTGCTGCAATAATTAATCTCTTATCTTCTATATATGAAGTCACAGTGAATGCTCCGAATATGTAAATTAAT